ACGACCTACAACACAACTGGCGGAGCAAAAACCTATGTGGTTGGACTCCGTGACTCGACCATTTCAATGAGCGGATTCTTTGACGGAGCCGCTTCAGCAGTGGACGAAATCATGGCAACCGCAGTTGGCGCTGGCGACAGGGTCATTACTTTTGGACCAGAGGGTCTGGCGGTCGGTCGTCGTGTGACAAGCCTTAATGCGATTGAAACCTCCTATGAAGTTTCTTCACCCGTTGCCGATGTCGTCGCCATCTCTTTTGAAGGACAAACCAATGAGCGCCTTGACCGAGGAATTTCCTTGATTGATTTGGCAGCCGTATCTTCAACAGCCAACGGCACCTCACAAGACAACGCAGCCGCTACCGCAAATGGCGGAGCGGCAAACCTTCATGTCACAGCGAATACACGCAATGGCAACACGACTTTCAAGGTCCAACACTCAGCGGATAACTCCACATGGGTTGACCTCATCACATTCTCGGTAGTCGGTTCGACGACCAAGACATCGGAGCGCAAGACCGTAACTGGGACTGTCAACCGATACATCCGTGTTCAGCACACACTTGCTGGGTCCACGGGTTCCATCACCTACCATGCGAACTTCGCACGACGCTAAGGACAATAAACAATCATGGCTTTCAAGCACGGCAAAAACGCCTCGTTCAAGGTTGATAACTCGGGCGGAACACTGACCGACATTTCTTCCTACCTGAACGAAGTTTCACTTCCACGCTCCATTGAAACTGCAGAGACAACCTCTTTTCAGACAGCAGGAGGAGCAAAGACCTATGTTGTAGGTCTCAACGACTCAACTGTTTCTATCTCTGGAACTTGGGATGCAACTCTCGACGCACATCTTGCGGGAATCCTTGGACAAGACGCTTCGGTGTCCTTCGAGTATGGTCCAGAAGGAACAGGAACTGGCGCAGTCAAGTACACAGGCGAGGGTCTCATGACCTCGTATGAAACATCAAGCCCAGTGGCAGATGTTGTGACTTTCTCGGCAGAGTTCCAAGTGACTGGTACAGTCACTCGTGGCACCTTCGCCTAACTCTTAAAAGGAGAAAACCCGTGTCCCTTCGTGACCACATCCTGTCCTGTGACGATGTCCAGAAAGAAATCATTGATGTTCCTCAGTGGGGCTGCAAGATTTCTGTCCATGGCATGTCAGGCGCCGCTCGTACCCAGATGATTCAGAACGCTGCCGATAACGACGGCGTAATGAACTTCGCAAAGATGATGCCAGACATCGTCATCATGTGTACATACGACCCTGAAACAGATGAGCAAGTATTTGCCGAGAGCGACCGTGAGACCCTGATGCTCAAATCAGGTGCCGCACTGGACCTCATTGTCAACACCGCTATGCGAATCTCGGGATTGCTTGAAGATGCAGTCGACAAGGCAGGCAAGGATTTCTCGAACGCCCCAGCCAACGCTTCCTCTTTGAGTTAGCCGAGTCGCTGGGGCGAACAGTCGGAGAGTTGCTTTACGGCTCTGGGGGTCATCGTGCGATTTCATCGCAGGAGATAACAGAGTGGATGGCGCTCTACAAATTAAGGAACTGGGAGCAACAGCAAAAACGATGAGGATGAACTAAAGATGGCAATGCTTGAGGTTGTAGCACACCTGAAGGCGAACGCTGACAACATGGTCAGCGGGTTTCGTCAAGCCCAAGGTGCTGCAGACAACTTTGGGCAATCTGTTCAGCGTCAATCTGGAGTAGTGCAGCGTGGCTTTGGAATCATGTCCAAGGCAGCGATTGTCGGTGGTGGCATGATGCAAACCGCCATGATTATGGGCGCAAAAATGGGTATCGGTTTCGCTATGGCGAACGAGCAAGCCATCATTTCATTCAAAACTCTCCTTGGTAGCCAAGAAAAAGCAGAGGCAATGTTCAAGGACTTGCAAGAATTTGCTGCTTCTACTCCATTTGAGTTCCCTCAACTTCGTGATGCTGCTTCTAAGTTGCTCACCACTGGCGTTGCCGCTGAGCGTGTCAAACCAATTTTGACCGCCATCGGTGACTCAACCGCTGCTATGGGCACGGGCGCTGAAGGTATCGCTGCAGCGACCCGTGCTTTGCAGCAGATGAACCTTGTCGGCAAGGTAACTGGTCAGGACATGATGCAGTTGGCGAACGCTGGTATTCCTGCTTGGGATGCGTTGGCAGCAGCCGCTAAAATGTCGGTTGCCGAGGTTAAAAAGGCAACTGAAAAGGGAACTCTGCAGGATTCTGTGGGTCTCTTGATGTCTGGTCTTGAGAATTATTCTGGTGAAGCCATGGGTCGTGTCAAAGGCATGATGGCTGAGCAGGCAAATACTTTGACTGGTTTGATGTCCACTTTGAAGGACAACATCAACATTGCGCTTGGCGAGATGATGGCTCCAGCCACCGAAGGAATCAAAGACGCAATGCCTGCCATCAATGATGCGATTGGCAAAACCATGAAGTCGATGGCTAAACCAATTAACGAAATGGTCCAAGTCATGATGGATGCTTTCCAGAAATTGATACCTGCTTTGGAACCGATGATGAACGCTTTGTCCACAATCATGGTTGCTGTGGTATCGGCTTTGGTGCCAATGGTTGCTCAACTTGCAACTGCACTGCCCTCGTTGCAGCCTGTTTTTGTTGCAATTGGTCAAGCCATCGGCGATTTAAGTGTTGTTGTCGCCCCTCTGATTACACAATTCGTCACTGAATTGGTACCAGTTATCGGATTTGCGGCAACGGCTGTTTCTGGACTTACTGGTTTTATTGCGGAACACAGGGGCGCTCTTGAAGCACTGACACCCGTGGTCGCTGCCGCCGCTGGCGCTTATTTGGCTTTCAAGGCAGTCGGCAAGATTAATGCGTTGTTCGGCAGCGCAAAACAAATCTGGGCATTGGTCACCGCAACACTGGCAAAGACCGCAGCGGTCGGCGGGGAGGCTGCGGTCACGAGCACGGCAGCGGCTGCACAGGCTGCTCTTGCAGTTGCACAAGCATCAGCCATGGTCGCCGCTGGAGGCGGAGCAGCAGCAACTGCTGCCTACACCGCTGCACTGGCAGCCCAACAAGCGGCTACGGCGTCCGCTACAGCGGCACAGACTGGGTTGAATGTAGCCCTGATTTCTAACCCAATCGGTCTGGTTATCGCTGCAGTAGTTGCTCTTGTCGTTGCCGTTGTCGTTATGTGGAAGAAGTTTGACTGGTTCCGCCGTGGAATGAAGGGACTTTGGAACTCAATCGTCAGCATTGTGCAAACCGCCATCAACCTTATTCTGGGTTACTACGAATTTTGGATTAACGCTGTTATCACTGGCGTAAACCTGATTATCAAGGCTTGGAACAAAATTCCGTGGAACAAAGACATTGAGCCGCTCAACAAAGTCAATCTTCAGTTGGACATCACTGGCGCAAAAGTCGACAACATCAAGAAGGGCATTAACGGTATCGAGGGTGCCGCCACTGCCGCAAGTCAGACAATCAACGGTTGGGGTCAAAACCTCAGCCCTGAAATGATTGCCTTGATGCGAACCAGCCGTGCAGGTAATTATGACTACACAAAGAACAAACCGACAGCGGGTTATGGAGCAGGTGCAGGCGGCGATACGGGAGGAGCAAATCCTCTCCAAAAATTGATTGATGCCACCAAGAAGGTTGGGGCTGATGCTGTGTCAAAAGCGGAGTCTTTCTTCAAAGACCTGACTAACCGTGCCGATGATTTTGCTAAAAGCATTAAGAGTTCGATGATGGCAGTCTGGTCATTCTCCAATGCGATGAGTGATGCTTTGTCATCACAAAAGGATTATCAAGAGGCTCTAAACAATGTCGCTGAGGCTGAACAAGCCGTCGCACAGGCTATGTCTACCCGTGACATGGCTGCATACAGTCGTGCCATTCAGGATTACGCTGAGGCAACTGACAATCTTGCATCTGCTGAGAAGAGCAAGATGACCTTCATGCAGTCATTGAAGAAGCAGTATGAAGATGCAAAGCGGTTTGGGGAAATCCTTACTGCTTTGCGGAAAGCAAACCTCAACGAAGCAGGAATTGCTCAAATCGTGGCTGCTGGAGCAGAGGCTGGAACAAAAATTGGTGAAGAGATTCTGGCTGGCGGCGAATCCGCAATCAGCGATGCGAACACTTGGTACAACGAACTTTTGAAGGCATCAAACGATGCAGCCAATGCCGCCAAGGACCAGTTCTATGCTCAAGGTTTGTCTCAAGGTGAGCAACTTGTAAAGGGAATCACTGACGCTGCCAAGAAAATGGACCTTCGTTTGACCTCAAAAGGTATGACGAAAGCACAGATTGAGAAGTTGCAAAAGAACTTCAGTGTCAACATTGGGTTCTCAATGACCTCTTTGAGCGAACTTGCTACGCCGATGGCTAAGGGCGGCATCGTTCGTGCCCGCAGCGGCGGAACGCTGGCTTTGCTTGGCGAGGCTGGTCGTGACGAAGCGGTCATCCCGCTCGGCAAGGGCGGTAATGCGACGGGCAACACCTACCACATCACGGTCCAAGCAGGAATCGGCGACGAGCAGGAGATTGCCCGTCAACTCATTAAGGTCCTGCAATCACATGAAAAGCGTGTCGGTCGTCTCCCACTGAAGGTGATGTAATGGCTTATCCAGACCTCAAGGTCTACATGGCGTTTTCTGATGGTCCTTATGTCCAGAACCCCACTTGGACATCGATTACGGAATGGGTGCTTAATTGCAAAATCAATCGTGGTCGAGGCGACGACTTTGATTCGTCGTTTGTTTCCACCGCCTCGTTGACTTTGAACAACAACACACGGTTGTTTGACCCTTTCAACACGAGCAGCACCTACAACAACCAGTTGACTCCGAGGCGACCCATCAAAATAACGGGCACAGCGAATGGAACGGAATACATTATTTTTCGTGGGTTTGTCAGTGGATTCCCTGTGTCTTGGGGTTCCGCAGGAAAGATTTCGACGGTATCTATTCAGGCTTACGACATTGTCAGTTTGTTGAACTCAGCCAACCTTCGTAACGATTTTGCGGACATCTACACCCGCTCTCTTTCTCCAGTTCATTACTACAAGTGCTCCGATGCGAATGGGTCTACAACCATTAAGGACTTTGGTTCAGCGGTAAAAGATTTGTCCTTAAGCGGCTCAACTATCCCACTGGTTTCCTCATTTCCGCTCGGGATGGGGTTGAGCGGCGACTCAGCAGACCTCATTGATTCTCCCTATTTGTATTCGGCTGCTGCAACTCCAACCACAGGAAACATAACAATTTCTTTCTGGGCACGATGGAACTCCACGGACAACACTGAGCAAGTGTTTTACATGGGTTCTGCTGGTGACTCAATTGCAATTGAAGGCAATTACCAGTACGCAACTGGTCAATACGGTGTTTTTGTTGAAACAAACCGTGGTGGAAGTATTCATCAAGCGTGGTCCCAAACTGGACGCACCCCAACTAACACCATCGCAAAGCACTATGCGGTCACATACACCAAATCATCGGGCGTCGTTCAGGTTTACATCAACGGCGTTGCACAAACAATGGCTTCAACGGGAGTCAATACCTCAATCAACCTGTTTCCAGCAACCTCGATTACCCTGCTCAACATTGCTTTTCAAGAAGTCGCTCTGTTCGACAAAATCCTGACACCCACGGAGATAGAGACCATTTACCAATTTGGTGCTGGCTCTTCAGACGAATCAACAACAGCCAGAATTAATCGTCTTATCGCCCTCACGGACTTGTCCCCGTGGACAACGATGAAGTCCATCCACACATCACCAGTCGCAACCATTAGCGGAATCCCAGAACCCAATGCGATTGTCTCCGAAACCCTTCAACAGGTCATGGAAACAGAAGGTGGATACATGTTTGCCACCCGTGAAGGTGTCCTAAAAACAGTCAATCGAAACTATCTTTCAACCAATAGCACCTCCATCACCCCTCAAATCGTCATCGCTGATGATGGCACTGGAACGGAATACAGCGGAGAAATTGAAATCTGGTACGACGGCGACAACTTCCGTAACGAAGTAACCGTCAAACAAGCAAGCGGTCTGCAGGTTTATGCGAGTGACGAAACATCGGTTGCCAATTTTGGTCGGCACAGTTATTCCATCGAGAGTCAAAGCGGTTCGGAAACGGAAGCGTCAGACCTTGCCAACCATTGGCTGACCTTTTACAAGCAGATTGTTCCTTCGGTGAGCGCCATTGAAATCGGTAAGAAAACAAGCACAGGGGCGGCTTGGGCAACTCTTCTGCAATTAGAGGTTCTGGACCGTGTCACATTCAAGAGAACACCTTCTATTGGGTCGGCTTTTGTGACTGACCTGATTTTGAATTCTATTGAATTCGACCTGCAACCAAAAAAATGGAGCATGAAGGTAACTGGTTCGAAGCGGTTCTCATTGCTTCCACCGACGGCAACTTCCTTGTCGGTTTCCTTCAATCAGAGCAGTGCAACCTTCGGTGCCAATGTCAATGCGAATGGCAATTCAACGACTGTTGAGTTCCAATACAGCACATCGTCCACATTCTCTTCTGGTGTCACAACGGTCTCAGGAAGCCCTTCTCCGCTGACAGGAAGCACCTCGACCGCTGTTTCTGCCTCTGTTAGCGGACTTTCCAACGGAACACTTTACTACTACCGAGTTAAAGCGACCAACTCTGTTGCTACAACCTTTTTGTCAGGTTCATTTACAACTTACACTCTCAAAACGGTTCGCTTTTCTTCCAGTGGTACATGGACCAAGCCGACGGCTCCAACAGGCGGCGCAGCCCTTAGTTCAGGCATCGATGCGTTTGTAATTGGCGGCGGCGGAAGCAATTCTAATTTTGCTTACGGTGGTGCTGGTGGCGGAGCGGCAGTATCTAATTCTTCTCTCAGTCTTGCCTCAAGCATGGTTGCTGTAATCGGTGCAGCCGACGGCACATCGTCGTTAACAAACCTTGGTACAGCAGCAAAAGGAAACTTCACTGACGATTTTTTTAATCCTGACGGCGCTAGTAGCGGCAGCGGGTTTGGCGGAGGCACAGGCTATTTAGACATACTTGCCACTTTCCCATCAAATGGCGGTGGTGGTGGTGGTAACTCATCAGCGGGCGTAAGTGTGCCTTCATCAACTGGCTATGGCGGTGACGGAGGTACTGGCTCCACGGTTTACACCTTTACCTATGGTTCGGGTGGCGGCGGATTCGGTGATTTTGGTTCTGGGGCAAACGGCGGTGGCAGTGCTTCTACCTATGGACGAGGCGGTGACGGCGGTGGAGTGGGTTTTTCAGCCACTGGTGGCTATGGCGGATTTAAGTATTATGGACCGACGGGTAGCCGCTCTGGAACAGGATGGACTGAAGTATGACAATGACCTTTGCACTTATCGATGCTGACAATCAAGTTGTCAATGTGATTCTTGTGCCGATTGATGCGATGCTTGATGAGGACGGAAACATCGACGAATCAATTGGCGCTCAATACTGCCAACAGTTTCACAATGGCACTTGGATTCGAACCTGTTTGAACGGGTCAATTAGAAAGAATTATGCAGCAGCGGGGTCAAGTTATGACCCTGAACGGGACGCTTTTATTTTGCCCAAACCTGCCGAAAGAGCAGTGTTGGATGAGGCAACAAGCCAATGGACCATCGATGGCTTCTTCCCGCCTTACAGAGAGTTGCGCCAGTAGACGACTTTAATGCGATGCACTAGGATGGTCTCGCTATCCAAGTGACCCCTGTGTCCCAGACACAAGAGGTTCATCATGAAGCAAATCGTTCTCCGTGTTTTCGCCGTATTCGGCTATTCAAGCCTTGCCATGATTGGCGGCGCTTCAATGCTTGGCGTATCTGTGCTCAAAGGTGCAGCCCTTGCTGGAATCGTTGCTGCAAGCCAAGTAATCGAAAAGTTGGCTCGTGCTTACGCCGATGACGGCGTCGTTTCCAAGGCTGAACTAAATGAAATTTTCGGCGCTTCGAAGGGCGAGTAGCCTCCTACTTTTTGCTGTCCCGCTCCTGTCCCTGACTGGGGCGGGCTTTGCCCATGCCGATGCGATTGTCCAAGGGGTGACTGTCACGGTCTACAACAACTACGGCTACAACGCCGCCCCTCCAATCCCACCCGCTCGTCCAATAGTCGGCACCTTTGTCCAGCCAACTATTGAAAACTATTTCGACGAAAAGCCTCTGTTTCAGATGTATGAGGACTTTATGGTCCAGTATCAAGGCTTTATTACAGCGCCATGCACATGCCCAGTCGAGTTCATGGCACAAGCCGACGACGGTACCAAGTTGTATCTAGATGGCGTTCTCATTACGGACGATTGGCGAGATAAGGGCGGTGGAGGCGCAGTCTCTCAGCCCGTCCAGTTCGAAGAATCAGTCTCAAAACAAATCACCGTCTGGTTCTACGAAAACGGCGGCGGGGCTTGGATTCAACTCTGGTGGATGGTCAATAACGAGTGGGAGATTATCCCCGCATCTGCTTTTACCGTTCAGGCGCTACCAGAAGCCA